TTTGCCCAAACAGAAACTTTGAGCGTGTTTCCTTGTGCGCCAGGATAGCGAGCAGCCCAAGCACCTACTGTTGCACTATTTGAATTATAGTAGTTATTGAAATATGTTTCGTCATTCTTAATCAAGACATTTGAAGAAGAATTTGTAATTGCAGTGTTCGTGTTAACACCGTTCACAGCACGAACAACACGAATGTCACTTCCGTAAGAAAGGAAATTGGCGCAGGTGAAGAAAGAAACGGCAGTATTGCTGTCTGGTTTACCGAAAAACTCTACCAACTTCGTCTCATCAGAAACTTGGATAGCAATTTCAGCTGGACCCCAGTTAAAAACGCCGCAAAACGCACCAGTTGTAGTCGCAACAGCTGGAACAACTGTTGTTAGATCCACTTCAGAAGTAACAACACCAGGAGATACTTGAAAAGCCATGTTTTATGCTCCTATGCATGGAGAATTGTAAGAAATCTACTAGTTATTTATAAAATTGGGTATTTTAACGCTCGACGGTGTTCCAAAGGGCACCATCTGAGATAAATCGACCATCATTTTGATCCACATCAATATGACCAGAAAGAAACGTTGGTAGTGACTCTTCTTCAATTTGCCTCATCTGTTCTTCATAAAGTTTCATTTTAATGTTTGAATTTGAAAGATCAGCAAAAAAAGATTGATTTGTCATCCATGAGAACAATACAAGACACATAACCAAATCATCGTGTCTACCTTCTTCAGCCTCAAAACTACTACCCTTCGAAATAAAAGTAGATAACTCTGAAATTATATCAAAATCTTGTATGATTATCTTTTGAGACTCAATTAAATTCTTTAGAATCGAGGTTCCAAGACGTTTTACAGACTTTGTTGTTCGAATTCCTCTTTGAGATTTGTTTCCATAACCCCAAGTCAAAGACATTTTTCCCTTTATATCCACCGTTGAAAGAATATTCTCATATTCGTAATCTTCAAACAATGAATCAACAACTTGTTGACCATTATCGTTTATTTCTACTAATGCATAAGCATTATTGTAATATTCTCCAATCTTTTTAATCACACCAGGATAAACAAGAGGACTAATATTATTGTCTCTATAGGTGGCTACAACCTGATAAGGAACATCTGTAATGTCAACAACAACGCATGCGGAATAATCTAAACCCTTTCCACGAGAAGTATCTACTACTGTTGCATAAGTTCTTTCTGGAACTGGTGTTTTATAGATTTTAATTCCATTCTCAGAAACATGCGCAGGAGTTACAAAGGCTAATGATTTAAGACCTGCAGCAGAGATAAGTGTTCCAGAAGAACCCATGAACTCGCATTCCATTTCCTGCATAAACTTCTGATCACCAAGAACACGACGCTGTTCATCTGCCCATTGTTGTGTTCTTCCTGGAACTTGTCGCCAGTTTGCTTCAACATGCGTGAATCCGTTTTGTCCTTCAACGGCTTCGGTCCACATTTTATAAAAGTGATTCATGCCGTTTGGCGTTGAAGAAATTAAAATCTTAGAGGTTGTACCAGAAGAAATGGTTGGGTAAACGGACGTGAAGAATTCTTCGGCGATATTACTTGGCACGAATGCAAACTCGTCGAGATACAAAAGCGAGATAGAGAAACCACGAATCGCGCTGGAAGCAGTAGAATTAGCAATTACACGACATCCGTTTTCTAATTCAATGTCACCCTTGTTCCAAACTTTCACGCCCTGTTGAATCCACATTGGCAATGCTTCATACGCCAACTTAATACGAGCAAGAATTTCTCTTGACGTACTGGCTTTGTTTGCAAGAATCGCGACAGTTTTGTCTTGATTGAATAGAATGTACCAAAGGATATATCCAACGATAATCGTGGTCTTACCAACCTGACGACCTGCTTTTACAATCACACGACGATTATCATTGATGTCACTTACGACTTGTTTTTGAAAAGGATATAGTTCAATTTGAACAAACCCCTTATCAAGTGTAATGATCTTCACATAGTTTTCAATAAAGTATGTTGGATCTTGTGCGCACTTGACGAATTCTCGAACCTGATCTTCAGTCAGATTCATCGCCATGTTCACTCGCTTCAGCTTGGGGTTGCCAAGATAATGTTTTAGTTTAGCCGCTATTGGATTCATTCTTTAATTGTCGCAATAATTCAGCAGTGCTTCCAACGAAGATTGCTTTGTCTACATTCACATTCGTTGGTGCTGTTTGTTCTTCAGGACCACGCAATTCTTTTTGCTGCTTTTGTAAGATCATCAACTTCTCTGTCACATCAGAGAGATTCTTGATCATATTTGCTGCTACTTCATACGCTCTTGGGTGTTGCGATTCTTTTGCCACTTCAAGAATGCCGTCCAGAGCTTCGTTACCCTTCTCGATAAGGTTGTAATAATTAGAACGAGAATAGTCAGCGTCAGGATTAACGCTTGAGTCGTTTGATCCATGAATAGTAACACTTTTATTGCCCTCGCTCATCACAGGAACATAATCAGTGTTTAAAATTTCTGCTAGATTTTTATCTACTTCACTCATGTAATATTTGGTGCTTCTTGTAATATCTCATCAAATCCAAATGCAGTATTTGCATTTGCTGTTGTTGGGTCTGGAGTTACTTGTAATTTTGTTAACTGATAATCGTTAGTTCCAAAACTTGAAATGTTATACGATGCGTTTGATAATGCACCTGTCAAAAATCTTCCATCTTTGAGTATGCCCTTTTGATCAGAAACATACAAAACAAGAGCCTCAGAGTCCCAAGCATCAACATAGGCTGTTGCATTTGCTGAAGTTATTGTTCGCCCCTCATAAACCAACTCACCAGAACGAAATGTTCCTTGACCACCTGTATTAGCAAAATACACAACTCTTTGATCTTCAGGAGTTGTAACCATTGCATATGTATTTGCTGTAACTTTTCGGATTACATCAACAGAAGCAATAGGTCCATACATATAACCTTTTACTGTAAATGAAAGCGTCCATGTCAACATACGAAGATTATCAGGTGAGCCAACATCATCAACGTTATAATTTACACTTTGCAAAATAAAAGGTACATCGATTTTTTGATCTGATAAACCAATAATATCTAATGACAAGTTTAAATCTGGATTGAAATATGGTAGAATTTGTTCGACGATTTGAGTGCCATCCTCAACATTGCGAACATAAATGTTTAATTCAAAATTAAAATCATATGGAACTGCACGTATTGCTTTTATCGTTTGACCAGATTCTGGTGAATAACTTTCAGCGTATAGATTTCTTTTTCTTAGTGGATCATAATTAATCGCAGTAAGTTCAAAACTCATACGTGGCAATGTCATTTGAACTTCTTTTGTTAACTCAGGATCTTGTGTGATGCGCGCATAAAATTTTTCTTTTTGCGCATACTGCAATGGAACAATAATTCTTTCGATCTCTTGAGTTCCCGCTTTATTGTATCTTACAAGACGAATGTTATTAAAGATTGTGCCAAATGACACAACCATTTTTCTTACAATTCTATGATAAAAATGTGTATTTGAAAGCATTATGGTTCACCAAATGGATTGACTTCAGTAAAGTCAATAATATTATCAGCCTCTGTTTCAATTCTAGAATTGTCATCCATTGATTCAAGATTAACATTCACCATCAAATCAGGAACAGTGTTCATTGTCCACTGAGCGTTACTTGAATTACCTTTGATAATTGTATTATTTGCAAATTCACCACGAATATTTCTCAAATATAATGTTCCACTTGGTTTGTCCCATGCAGAAACAATTCCACGACAAGTTGAACTTGCTAGATTTGCACCTTGGAATGCCCATTCATACAAAGTAAATGATCCATTACCACCAGGAGCAACTTTGTATTCAATGTTAACTGCTTGTTTGTTTGCAATTCTATCAATTTCATCCATGCCAGTATCAAGTAATTCACCATTATACTTGAAGGCTTCAACAGTTAATCCATACATGTATGGATTTCTGGCGTCTTTACCTAATTGGAAGAAGTTTTTTTCTTCTTCAACAAATTTAATCTCCATTAGTTTGTATTGAACTGGAAGATAAATTAAATCGCCTTCTTTTGGAACATTATGAGTATCGCCCATTGTAGAAAAAACATATTTTTCAAACGAGCGGCGTGACATTACAAGCCTTGCAGTTTCTTGAATTTCTAATCCAAACTTACTGAAAAATTCTTTATTGCCCTCATAATCTCTAACTGATTCAAGATACATCTCAATTTTGATTGCATGCGAGAAATACTTAACTGGATCGTCACCAAATAATTCATCAGTAGAGGATTGTGAATCTCTTGGAATATAATAAACATCAATTCCGTGATTCTTGATTGATTCGATGATCAAATCTTCTAGCAAAAACTGTTCAGTTTTTGCAGCTTGATTGTTAAAATATACGCTAGTTGCCATTTTATCCTACTAAGAATGGCACTGGTTCTTCGAAAGTGTCTCGGAGTTTTTCTTCAAGACGTTCGATTTCTACAGATGCTTCATCCCAAATTTTTTGACCATTGATTGTAAGACCACCAGGAAGAACATAATTATCATATTTCTTCAAGTTTTCACCCCACTGTCTCTTAAACAATTGAGCCGTGTATTCCTTTAACCAACTATCGTTGAAAACTTTATAATAACAATCTGGATCTACAATTCTAAAACATTCAAATACCATAAAATTGCCTGGATCAAATCGTCTGTCCATCTCAATTTGAAGGTACAAACGATTGGTCTTTTTATTAAATGTGTAAGGATATTCGCCTGTGATAATCATGTCGAGCATTGAAAGATGCTCACGCGCGATCACATAATAGGTATATGAAGAAGAAGTTAGATTGTAAAAATCATTTAAACGAAGCTGATAATTAATATCAAAAATGTTAAATCCAGCTGAAGAAGTTGAAGATTGAGTCGATCCTGTATACGGAAATACCTTCGAAACTCCGATGATGGAATCAGGAAGTTGAATATATTTGTTTTGAATGTCACCTGCTGTTAATTTGTGAGCAAGCCACGTTCTTTCGGTTCCGTCGAAATGATAGTCTCGAAATCTCTGTAAAGCATCATCGATGCGATCGTCTAACTGATCATCATCGACGTTGATGTCAATAACTGGAAACCCGAGTTTACGGAGACAAAAATCTTTTAGTTCTGTTCTGGAAGAAGGTTGCGCCATCTGAAACCTCTCTAATTATTGTATATTTAGTTCTCTATCAATTTCCCTTCTCGAGAAGTATAGAATTTATTCGGATCCATATGTGCAAAAAACTCATATCTGGGCTCGTTTGGGAGAATTCTTTTTCCTGTCGATACCTCTCCGATATGTTCAATTAAATTTAATCCGTTTTGAGCCTTTAAAGTGACTGAATGCATTTGCTCAAAATGATTCAGATAGACCATTATCATACCTTCGTTTAAATTAAATCCCCAATAATCTTGAAATGGATAATCAACAATATTCTTTCTATAAAGAGAGAAGATAATGGGAAATGTTTTAGTGTTTTTTGAATAGTAATAGTTTTTAAATGCAGTATCATCAGGCTCAATCTTACATTCTGATTCTGTGAAATACCATGGTTGTCGTTGCAAAACAACAGAAGCGATCTTCGAATCACTTTGTAAACACTCAATCATATCATTGATTCGAATTATCCCCTTTAAAACGACGTCATCTTCTTGATGCAAGATGTAATCGAAGTCTTGCGTTTTTAGCCAATTGAAAAAATTAGACCATGTGACTGATAATCCCAAATTTTCGGTATTCTTCCACAATAGAGTTTTATGAGTTTTCGCAAACAATTCGAATATGGCATCATTTCTAGTTCTTGGATAATCATCAATAATTAATCTTGTAATCTGATGCCCACCGTAATCTAAATTGCACCAAGAATCCATACTTTTCGTAAGGTATTCGATTCTATTGCATGAAAAGACGACATGAAGAATTTTCATTAGCGTTCTGTGTTAAAGAAGAATGTTTGAAAGAGTCTGCCGTTTTGATAGTTATCGCCGAAATAATCTAAAGACGCATGATAAAGGTTTCCGCGATACATTACAATCCGATTAAATTTATTTGCGACATAATCAGTTTTTTCCCATTTAGTGTAATCATTTCCATCTAAATGAGGTTGGGCGTTATCTTTTCTCTCATAGTCACCAGTTGCTTTATGTCGATATAACGCAGTTCCAGAGGAGATCGGGGCATCAGGAGTGAGATAACAAACTGCAGCCCAAGTGTTGTAACTGTCTGCATGGATCCACGTTCTATCGTTTGCCGTGCAAATTTGAAATGCTCCAGTATATCCAGAGTGTTCCATCCAGTCGGTCACCAATCCACCTGCATTATAAATGATGTATTGAATTGCATCTTTTAAATCTTGCGGTAAGTATGGTTGTGTTCTTAATCCAGGATAGTTTCCTCGCACCTCGAAAGATTGAGAAAGAGCATAATTACGAACTGCCATAGGATCTTGATAGAAATCATCAGTAATAATTAATGTTGTTTTCATATTTCACCTAATAATACATAAATCTTCCAGAAGTGCCATCCCAACCAGAAACTTTCCAGTTGACTTCCATAATGTTATCTTCATATGGTCGTGTTAGATAGTACATCAGAGTTTCAATGTCGTAGTGTCGCATCGTAGGTTGATTTAGAAGATGAATCACAGCCTCATTTATATCTATAAACTTTTCTAAATGCATACTTCCAAACGCAAATAGAACTGTACAGTACTGATGTAAACGATCATTCTTTTGTTTTTCTCTTAAATCAACAAAACTATATCCCCAATTATCATCCCAACGAAAATTTAATGGTTTTTTAAAAAACATTTTATTTTTATTTTCTTCAGTAAAATGATCTTCAAAATTAAAATAAAAATATCTGCCGCAAGTTTTAATCACATAGTCAAATTCTTTTATAAACTTTTTATAATTTTTATAGTAAGTATTCATTATTAAACATTCACACAAACTTTTATTTGGATGAGAGTTGATAATATCATTTACTTGCGGATCAAGTTTTTTTAAAGAAATTACCTCTAGATTTTGAATATGTACTAAATCTGCAGCAACTTGATTGAAGTCATCTGATGAATCTACAAGAACCACGTGGGAATTAGGATAAGCATTTTGTATAGAGTTAATCGTGAAAATTGTATGTCTAAATCTATCCTCTGTAGAAAATACACTTCTTGTTTTAGAGTATGTGAAGTGTCCTTTTCTTGCTTGAATTGTAGAAGGTATGATAAAAAGTTTTTTAGTCATAAAATGAGTTTTTGATTATTTTTTGAAGATATGTGTGATGTTTATGATGAATTTCTTCATCTGAGAAATTTAATCCCCATTTTCTGCAATTAGTTGCATCTATCTTCTCAACACTTTCCATTGCTGTTAAAAGAGATTTAAAGTCGCGCACACGATATCCTGTTTCACCTTCTAAAACAATTTCTGGGAATGCACCCCAATCTGTTGTGATTACAGGAGTTCCAGATAAATTGGCTTCTATGATCATATTACCAAACGGTTCAAGATAATATGTGAGACCAAGAAGGGCTTTGGCTTTTTTCAAAAGTTGTTTACGTTTTTCTGCATCAGCATAACCAACAAGTTCAACGTGATCTGGAATTGACTCATATCCTAAATGTCTTAGATTATCAGATGGTCCAGCAACAATCAATCTCTTTTTTAATTTTTGTGTTGCTTGAATCGCAAGATGAATACCTTTTTCTTCCATTACACGACCAAGATATAGAAAATAGTCGTCTTTATTTTCGCAATATTCAAATTCACTTATAGTAAATGGATTTCCAATCACAGCGTCAAACCATGAAGGATTCATTAGCATTCCACGCTCACCATAAAAATAGTGCATGTTTGCATATGAAGTGAACACTCTATATGGAGCAAACACACCATTGGCGCGATAACCGATTGAAGGTTCAACAACTCTACAATTAGAGTTTAGATCACAAGCAAGTTTATTGTCAATACCAAAAAAACAAATGATTAAATCATCTTTTGTTTTTCGTTTCGCAATTTCTGCGCCAGCAACTGTATTGAAGTCTTTTGTATCAATTCCATTAATTGAAGGAACATCAACATGCTCGCAATCTACTTGCGCGCCTTCGATGCCGTAATGAACAATTTCATAATGAGGCAAAAGATGTTTGATGTATTTGTAAGCATGAACCGCAAACGGATCAATGCGGTTCATCAGCCCAGTGGGATTTCTCGGATTGCTCAATATATGCAATTTCATAACAAAATTAAAGAGACGCTAAACTTTATTATTTAGCGTCTTTAATTGACAACGTTCCCCAATATGTTGAGCCACCATCATAAGTGATAAATGTCCACATATCACGAGCGTTTGCATTTGTTGTAGCAGGAGGAGCAGATCCGCCAGCCCAATAAATTGTATTACCCCATGATACTGTTCTACCGCCAGTTCCATCTTGCAACACTAAGAGAGAAACCGTCTTTCCTGTATTTGCAGCAGGAGCATTATTAAACGTGAACGTTGTGTTTCCAGTCAATACGAAACGGAAGTAGTTTGAAAGTGTTAGATTCACTATTTCTGTTCCAGTTGCTGCAGTATCTGCGATTAGATTGTCTGTCGTTGACAAGATCTTAATTGCGATTGTACCATCAATCACGCTGTTTGCTCGAGCGTATGCATTATTTGCAGTATCTCTAGCAGTATTGGCTTGATCACGTGCAGTATTCGCTTGACCATAAGCATTTAGTGCATTAGTTGAAGCAGTATTCGCTTGTCCATATGCAGAGTTCGCAGTATCGCGCGCAGTATTTGCTTGAGTACGAGCAGTATTTGCTTGATCTCTGGCGGTATTTGCTTGTCCATAAGCATTTAGCGCATTTGTTCCCGCAGTATTTGCAGCACCATAAGCATCATTTGCTGTTGTGCGAGCGGTATTTGCCTGATCACGAGCGGTATTTGCTTGACCATAAGCATTTTTACCTATCGGCTCATTATTAGCAGCAGCATATGCATCATTTGCTGTGTTACGAGCAGTATTTGCTTGGTCACGAGCAGCATTGGCTTGATTATGTGATGCAACGATACCAGTAGATGTCGTATTGACAGTAAATTCAATATTACCTCTGTTCGTACTGCTATTTGCGGTCACAGAAACATTGACAGTTGCAGTATTATTGAAGTTTACATTCGCATCTGCAATTACAAGCGTATTGTTTGCATATACTGCAACTAGATTTGCTGCAAGATTGGCTTGAGCGTAAGCACCATTTGCTTGTGCATATGCTCCGTTTGCTTGCGCATATGCACCGTTAGCAGTATCTCTAGCAGTATTTGCTTGACCTCGAGCACTATTTGCCTGACCGTATGCAGCATTGGCTTGACCATATGCAGTATTTGCTTGGTCACGAGCAGCATTGGCTTGACCATAAGCATTTAGTGCATTCGTATTTGCCGTATTCGCACCAGCATATGCGTCATTTGCCGTATTGCGAGCAGTATTGGCTTGAGCATATGCATCGTTGGCTGTCGTTCTAGCAGTGTTCGCTTGATCACGTGCGTTATTTGCTTGTCCATACGCATTCAATGCATTTGTACCAGCAGTATTGGCAGCACCATATGCGTCATTTGCTGTGTTACGAGCAGCATTAGCCTGACCATAAGCGGTATTGGCTTGATCGTATACAATAACTAAATTTGCTTGAGTTGCTGCGGCATTTCCAAGAATGAGCACACTATTAGCATTAATTGCATTAACACGAAGATTGCCAAGTCTATAATTATAGTTGGCAATATCAATAATATTGTTAGTTGGTTGAAGTTCATAATTATCAAAAATTTGGAATTCATTGAGTTGATGTATACGAACAAAGCCAACATGTGTTG